CGAGATCCGTAACCCGCCGCGTTACAAGCGAGTGCCCGTGCGGCTCCTTGAGCAAGTGCTGACCGATCGAAACCTCGCCCAAGCCTTTGCGCAGTTCGTTCAAGCCAAGGGATACACACTCGCGCAGGTTCGCGCCCTTCGCACTATCTCGCTGAATAACAAGCTCTTGCGTGAGTTCGTCACGGCGCAAGGCTTCACCATGCGGCAGGCGTTCACCGCCTTGCAGCGCGCCGCCGAGGCCTTACAGGAGGCCGAGGAGCAAGCGGAACAGGAACTCGGGGCCGAGGAGTGAACCGCCTACTGTATATCTTGCACCGGATCGCGTCGGATCTTGTGTCGCTTGGTAGCCGCGCGATCAACGCCTTTGTGTATGGCGGATCGACGGCGCAGACTACGAGTGCCCGGGCACACCTAGAAGCGCCCACGAGCGCGGCGTGGGCACGCCGCCGTCGGTGGATCAACGCGGTGTTTTTCTGGCAAGCAGACCATTGTGAGCGCGCGTGGCTGCAAGAGGTTGAACGAGCGCGCTATGTCCTATCGAGACTAGAGGCGAAGGAATGAGCAACTTGACCGACCGCATACAAAACGACGGCGTAGGCATGCGGTGGCTGCGCACCGCCGCGACGACGATCACCTCGGTCGCGGCCGCGATCGTGGTCGTGTGGGCGGCGGTGGCATGGCTCCTCGGGCCGCGTGTCGTCGGTTGGGCCGAGGATCTGGCGCAACAAGCAAACGAAAACGTGCGGGCCGAGCTACGGCAAACCTCGGAACACCTCGCGCGCCTCGATAACGTTGTCGAGCGCCTAGAAGAGACGACGGCTCGCCTCGCCGAGGCGTCAAACTTTAACACCGCGCCCTCGTGGCGGTTCGATCCGGTCGAGACGACGATCTCCGACGGGGAAATCGGCGGCGAGGTCACGGTAACAGCCACGGGGTACAAACTGCGCGACTGCGGTCGCCCGGTCGTCGATCTGTATTTCGTCAACGGGCGAGGCGTGTTTCATCGGTTCACAGATACCTCGCTTCTAACGCCAGACGGGCGCGGGATCGCGGCACCGGTAGACCCGACGCGACCGTTCACGATCAGTTATACCGCCGTGATCCCGAGCGACGACGGCGTTACGCTGGGTCGGGCGCTAGGCTACATTTCGGTCACCTACCCCGACGCATGCCCGGCCGTCAATCCGGCGGTCGCCGGGCCGCTACAATTTCGCATCACAGGATAGGGGGATCCCTTATGGCGAGAGCGAACTACGTCAAATGCCTTGCAGAGGTACTCAAGCACGAGGGCGGGTGGGCTAATCACCCGCGCGATCCGGGCGGCGCGACCATGCGCGGCGTCATACAGCGAAACTACGATCGCTATCGTGACGGTAAGGGCCTCCCTCGGCGCACGGTACGCGAGATCGAGAACTCCGAGCTACAGGAGATATACCGCGAGTGGTTCTGGAACGAGGTACAGGGTGACGCCCTGCCCTACGGGTTCGACCTCGTCGCGTTCGACGGCGGCGTGAACTCGGGGCCGCGTCGAGGCGCGCGGTGGCTGCAAATAGGCGTCGGCGCCAAGGCCGACGGCAAGGTCGGGCCCAAGACGATCGAGGCCGCGCGGCGCGCGCCGGTCGAGGGGATCGAGCGCGCATGCGCGGCTCGCATGTCGTTTCTACGCGCTCTGTCCCATTGGGATGCGTTCGGGCGCGGGTGGAGCCGCCGCGTCGCCTCGATAGAGGCCGTCGGCACGCGCATGTGGCTTGCGGCGGCCGAGGGCAACCGAGTGGCTAAGGCGACGCTACAGGAGCGCGCACAGGCGGCGCCAGAGCGGGCCAAGGCCGCCACGCGGGCCGGCGGTGCGCAAGCCGGGGCAACCGGGGCCGGTGGCCTCGGTGCGGGTGTGTCCGTTGAGGGCATGCCCGAGGCGACGATCGCGATCGCTCTCGTCGCGATCGTCGCCGTCATTTTCATCACCATGCGGGCGCGCCGACGGGCGCAGTACGAGGCAGACCGCAAGGCGGCGTTCGAGGCAGAAGCGGAGGCCCTCACATGACCCTCAAAGGCTACCGAACCGTCGCGTTTATGGGCGCGGCGGCCTTCTTGCCCGCGCTCGACGCGCTCTTGCCGATCCTCATGTTGCCCGAGTGGGCCGACGTGATCCCGTCCGAGTGGTGGCCCTACTACTCCATCGCCGTCGGGATCCTCGGGATCGTGTTGCGCGCGGTCACGACAACGCCCCTTGGGCAGCGAGAGTAAGCGTATGGGGTTTCTGGCGTGGCTAGGGCGGATCCTCACCGGCGGCGTACTCGATCGCGTGCTCGACACGGTCGATCGCCGTATCGAGGTCGAGGAGAACCGGGACAAGATCAAGGGCGACCTGATCGCCGAGCACCTACGCACCCGGGGCGACTACATGCGCGCGGGCGGGTTCCTACTCATGCTCTTGTTCGCCGTGCCGCTCGCGGCGTGGTTCTCGGCCGTCGTGCTCTACTCGATCCTGTGGTGCGCCGGGTGCGCCTACCCTCAGGAGTGGACGATCGCCGCCCTACCGCCGCCGCTTGACGATTGGGCCGGGGCGATCGTGCTTTCGATCTTTGGCGTCGTCGGCCTCGATCGGTTCCGGCGGTAGGCCAAAAGAAAACCCCGGCCGAGGCCGGGGCAAGTTTGAAGCAGGTACAACAGACAGGAAGATCCATCGAGGGTTAGGTTAGCTGCATGCGGCCTTCCGGGTCAAGCCAAGTCTAACGTATCCATGAGGCCTTGCTCTATCGCTGCGAGCCCGGCGACGAGCACGACGTGCACGGTTGGGCATATGCTAGGGTCCATGTTGACCCATACGCGCGCCATGCCGCTGTGCCCCATGCGGTCTAGGACGTTGGCGAACGCATGGACACGCTCGATCTCCTCGTTGTTCAAGGTGAGCGGTGCTCGCAGGTACTCCCGTTCAATCGACATTCGATCTCTCCTTTTCGTCGGCCGCGCGGCTCAGGCGGTTAGCGAGGGCATGCAAATGCGCCCCGGTCATGCCCGAGTGATCGACAAGGATAGTGTAGACGACGTTCGCCAGTGTGTCGCCCTGTAGGCCGCTCAGGGCCTCCTGCGCGACCAAGGCACGCGCCCGAGGGTCTTTGCGCGGCGGCGGGGGCGGTGCAGGGGAGTTAGGCGTTGCGGAAAGGGCGTTCTTGAGTTGTGAGAACATGGGTTCAATCCTTGGGTAAGAGGAGCGGTTCGAGGTTTCCCGGCGGGATCTGAGCGCGGTCGCCGCCGCCGGTCACGCACAGGCGCCCAAAGCGATCGCGGAAAAGCGCCGTGTCGATCTGCAAACTCTCGATCGCGAGCTTGTCCTTACTCGTCGTGCCGTTTTCGTTGAGGCGCACATAGCCGCCAGAGGTCGCGGCAAACAAGCGGCCGTTGTGCTCATAGAGATCGGCGACCTTATACACGCCATTGATCCGTAAGATCGCGGTGTCGCCTTCCAAGCGTTTGAACATCACCCGAGCGCCTCCATAAGCATGATCCGGCACCGCAACACCTCGGCCTCGCGGAACGCTTGCACCGCGTGGATCCGGTGGGCTTCATCCGCGAACGAGGGTTGAGCGTAGGCACGCAACAATAGCGCCTCGATGAACGGCGAACCCTCGACGGCCTCCATAAGGGCCAAGAGCGGGATCTCGGCTTGCCGGTAGCCCATGATCTCGGCGGCGGCCTCTCCGATCTCCTCGCACGAGGCTAGGCGTTCGGCCTTGGCCGGGAGGGCAAGCACGGCGAAGACCGCAAGGAGGATAAGGCCGAGCTTGGCCGCCTCGAGGACAAGAACGATCGGATCCTCGGCCGCTCGGCGGTGCGCCTCGTTGAGCTTTCGCATGGTGTTTTTCATGGGTTTGTTTCCTTTTCGGTTCTGGCCTTGCCGGTTTCAGTATCATTGCGCGCTTCTACTTCAAAATCTAACCCTAGCCTTCGAATGACGCCATTGATGGCGGGGGTGGGGTTAGTCTGTGGCGTTTTGTTCGCGTTAGTCATTGGTGCGGTTCCCTTCTGTTCTGGCGCGGGCGTAAATCAAAACCTATAGCGCGGCGCGGCATTGAAATGGTCATCGGGTCCCCGTCTGCACCCAAAACGCTGCTTTGTCGATGTGGGGGTTCATCATGCAGCACTGGGGCTGGCAGTGTGTCGCCTTCATAGGGTTCCATACACCAATCGGTCCAGTTGATGGGGCTGGGTTTTTTTTTTTTATCAATCATCACCCTTCCCCCTCTGTTCTGGCGCGGATGGCGGCGGCGGTGCTCACGCCAGCGGCCATTTGACCCTCGTGGCCTTTTGTGGCGTCATGCTTGCCGACGCCGCGTGTGACGTTTGCCCGCGCTTCTGCTCGGTCTCGGTATTCATCGGCCCCCCTCGCACATGCCTCCCGCTCTGCCTTCACCGCCTCCGCTATCGCCCGGTCAAAGGCAGACCCGGCGTCGGGGATGAGGGCGAGGAGGGTGCGACGGGCTTCATGTAATGCCTCGGCGTGCTGCACTTGATCTTCGGTGCAGAACTTGGGAGCCTTTATCGCCTCCGCCGCCTCTCTCAGCGCCGCAGCCACGCGGGCGTCGGCCACGTCTTCGCGGACGTATGCGGTAAGTCCCGGCATAGGTCGTGTTGAGTGGAAACGGTCTTCGCCGTGGTTTTCGACGTCCTCTGTCGCCCAAATCCGCTCAGGCGCTTCCTCGCGGGTGATGGTGTCGGGGGTGTCAGTCATCGGTGGGTGTCTCCTGAATTGCGGCGAGCGGGCCGCTATCGTAATCCATCTTCGCCGCCCAATCAGGGCCGCCGAACATCTCTGCGGCCTCCACCGCCCGTTCCAGCTTCTCGGCCAGCGCGTCACGCTCTTTCCTCAGTTTGGAAATAGGCACTACAGTCCTTCGCAATGCGTCAAGGTCGTCGGCCAGCGCGTCGGCCCGTGCCTCGGCGGCCTTCAGGGATGCCTCTAGGGCGTCGTAAAGGTCGGCTCGGACGTATTGAGTGCCCCCCGCAGGGCCGCCCCAACGCCCATGAACCCAGTGCGTTTCGCCTTCTTCCTGCCAAACGCCGATCCGTTCTGGCGCGTCAGTCATCCCCGTCCCTCCGTTGCGCGGTAGGCGGCGAGGGCACTTGGCACGTCAGAGAGCCAAAACAAATGCCAATTACTGCATGTCATCGCTTCACATGCCGTCGCCAGCCGATCCGCCGCCTCGACCCGCTTGCGCAGCCGCTCGATTTCCTCGGCTTGGGCAAGGTAGGCGGTGGCGAGGTCGGGGGTCATGGCGATCAAGCGGGCGTCGTCTGCGGTAGCGTCCTCGCAGATGCGAACGTCCATGCCTTGCCACACGTCTCCAAGGCAGTCGCCAATTCCGTGGTAGTCGCAATCCCACGGCCCCGGCGTTGCTGCATCCCGCGCCGCCTTCACGGCTTCCGGTGTGATCTCTGTCATCTGTCTGCCTCCTGTGAAAGGCGGGGCCACCACAGCCCCGCCCGTGTTGAATGTCACGCTGGCGTCACGTCATCAGGTTGGCCGTTGTCATCCGCGTTGTCTTCTTCTTCGGGCGCGGTTTCGTCCTGCGCCTCTTCCTCTTCTTCTTCGTCATCAAAGTTGGCCGGGTCAAACTGGCCCTCTTGCGGTGCTACGAGGCGCGAGAAATTGCAGGTCGGGTCAACGAGGTTGTAATAATTCCCGTTGGTCGCCTGAACGACTTCGCAGCCAAACACAGTCGAGGTATCGGCAAGCGCCGGTGCGGAAAGCAGTGCGATTGCTGCGGTGGTGGTGTAGATAAGTTTCATGGGTAACTCCATTCGGTCAGAAGGGCGGTTGATCGCCCGGGTGGGTTGGCCGCCAGACCGGCGGCGATGGTGCGATCGGCTTGGGCGCCGGGTGCGGGGGTCGAAGGCCGAGCTTGTCTAGCTCGGCCTCGATGTGACGAGGCAGGGTCATGCGTGCTTGCGGCACTCAGGACCGTAACCGGTGCGAATGCTCTCGGGATCGGTGAGCTTGCGGCCGCAACGGGCGCACCGGCCCTCGTGCCAGAACTCAACGGTTCGAGGCATGCGGTCAAGGATCAGGCTTTGCAGGAGCCAATCGAGCGCGCGAAACCGCACGTCGTCGGGGTTGCCTTTCTTGCCTGCAATCATAATCGCGCCGCGATCCTTGTCGCGAGCCTTCGCCATGAACGTATGCACGTGGCGCGAGCCTTCGCCGAGGATCGACTTGAAAAACCCGACATAGGCATAGTCAGCCTCGTTGTCGGACCCGACGAGGGTCGAGACAAAGAACATGCGCGGGTTGTCCTTGGCGACGCGGACCCGGTAGGTGTAGCGAGCGCCGGTCTTGGTCGAAACGACCGTAAAGGTCGCATTGCCGCCGAGGATGAACTCGCGCGCCTGCACCGGGTCCGCGATGTAGCCCTCGGGCGCGTCGTCGAACGTCGCCTCATGCTGCGGGCCCGGCTGGCCGTGGTCGCCGTCTTGAACGCATTGCATGCACATGGTCTTGATCTCCTCTCTAGCTCTGGCGCGGCCGCCGGGGCCGCTTGATCCCTACTTAAAGAATACAGACTACACAGTCAATGGCTTTCTTTAGGTTGGTCGTAGCGGCGCAGATCGCGCTCCACGGCGGCAAGCCAATGCCCGGTGTTCTTGGGGGTCGAGGCGCAAAAGATCGTCGGCCGCTCTCCCCTTTCGCACACGAGCTTAAAGTGCCCTTGTAGCTCCTCGACCCGGCGGCCATACCGCCGGGCCAGTTTGGTGATATCCCGCTTGTTACGTTTCACGGGTCAGGCACCTTTTCAGCCGGCCCTCGGCGAGCTTGTGATCGCCTCGGCGGATCGCGTCGATCGCCCATCGCACCTCGGCCTCGAACGAGGCGCCGCCTTGAGCGGTGCCACGGGGCACGCCAGACGGTCGAGGAGAGGCAGGAGGGGGGTGTTGAGGCTCGGCGAGCTTGTAGGCCCTCCTGAGCGCGCTCACAGCCTGATCGAGGCGGTCAACGATCGCCCGGCGTTCGGCCTCGGTCGCCCCGTAGGAGGGGCGACCGAGATTGCCGAGTAGCTCGATCTTGCGCAAGGCGACGGGCATGCGCTTGTCGCGCAGTTCGGCGAACTTGGTCATTGCGCGGCCTCGCTCTCGGCGACCATCTGGTCGATCCGGTCATAGCCGCTCATGGCCTGTAGGCGAGCGGCGCGCTCGCCGGCCTCTACTGCCATGCGGTAGAGCTTGGCGTAGAACTTGGCGTCGGTCTCGAATGAGACGTTGGTGCGCAGGCCCTCGTGCGCCCGCACGTCCTCCTCGGTGATTACGATCTTGCCCGCTTGGGAGGACAGGTAGCCGCCGTCAAGGAGGCCCTGCACCGCAGCGATACGAGCGACGGCCTTGTCGAGGTACTTTCCGTGCAGCCCCGGGACGCCGCATATCATGCAGAGCCATATCAGGCCGTCGGTTACCGGGTGCCACTTGTTCGCCTCGGTCGGGTGGTCGGTGATACGGTCGAACTTCTCGCGGCCGAGGCGTTCGATCATGTCTGTGAAGTCGAAATTGAGGGACATTGTCTAGCTCCTTGGGTTGAGGTGCCGGGGCGCGAGGCCCCGGCGGTTGGGTCAGAGGGCGGCCAGTTCGGCGAACTCGGCGGCGGCGTAAAACGCGGCGACCCTTTCGGCGCCGGCTTTTGCGGTAACAACCCCGGCGAACTCGTCGGACATGCTGAACTCGATCTCGGCGTCGGGGTTCACGGCGCGGAAAAACTGCACCGCGCGGCCAACGTGAAGCGGCCCGGTCGCGGCAACGATGATCGCGTGGTGCTCGAACACGTCGAGGCCCGAGACCAACTCGTCGCCGTGATAGACGTAGGCGCGGATCGTGAGTTTCTCGCCCTTGAGGATTTCGTAAGCGCGGATTTCGATGCGAGTGGTCATGTCGTTGTCTCCTTGAGTTGATGACCTCTTTTCGCATATCCTTTTACGGGGGTCAACAGGAAAAAACACCATGCAAGGCTTTTTATTGTGTTGACCCCCGCAAAAGGATATGCGAAAAGAGGTCATCGAAACGAGCTAGACACCAAGGAGCTACCGACATGCCGAGCATTGCATCCATGAACAAAGCCGCCGCCCGCGCCGCCGCCGAGCGTGCCCGTCGTTCGGCCATGACCGCCGCCGAGCGCGAGGCAGAAGACCGCGCCGCACGCGAGGCCGACGAGGCGAACCGTCAAGCCCGCGCGGATCTCTTTGAGGCGCAGCGCGCCGCCAACCGCACCGCATTGCTTGACGCCGGGGTCACTCCCCGCGCATTTGCCGCCGCCCACACGATCGCCGACAAGCGCGATCGCGATTTCCTTGACAGCATCGTCGAGCAATTCGGCGAGCGCGATCTTTCGGCAAAGCAGGTCGCCGTGCTCGCCAAGATCGTCGGCGCCAACATCGCGCCTTCGATCGCGGCGAGCATGCTCACCGCGCGCATGGCCTACAATATGCTCGGCGCGGCCGGCTAGGCCGCTAGGTCAAATCGTAGAAAAACTCGGATCGCCCTAGCCGCACGGTGGCTAGGGCGATCTTCACGTTTTGGGGGTCGTCTTGGGGCGCGTTCCATTTCTCCCGGGAGAGCCAATCCTCGACATGCCGGCCGACATAAAAGCTCAGTTGCGGGCCCGAGGTGCCATTGTCGAACAAGACCGGGTCGGCGGCGCGGATCCGCTTGAGCTTCATTAGGTCGTCGGCGTGCGGGTCTTGGTTGTCGATCAGGAGCTTTCCGTCGAACAGATCACGCATAGCGCCGTCGAGGCGCCCTAGCGCCTCCTCTGGTACAAGGAGGCCGCGCGCGTCGATCACATCGGACACGAGGTCGATCTCGACCTCGATCTCCCGGCCCACGAGGTTTCCCGTCTCAGGCGACCTCAGGACGGCCGACATGCGGGGCGAGCGGTAGCGGTGATAGAATGCCATTGGGTCAGCCTCTCTTGTGATATTGCCCGGGGTAGGGCAGAGCGTGGAACTTGCGCCACTGAGGGAACGCGCTCTCGATAGTCCACTCGTTCACGTCGGGGAGGCGCTGCGCTACCTCGCCGCGACGCGGTACGCGGCCGAGCGTGCGGTAAAGCACATCGGCCATGTCCCACACCTCGCGGGCAAAGGAGCCCTCGGACGGCTCGCTTACCCCGTTGCACACACGTACGGCCGAGGGGCGATCGTGCGCCTTTAGAGCGATCGGAGAGCGCCGAGCCCGGGACCGGGAGACCCTGACCGAGGTGGGGAGGCCCTTGTCGGCTCGAAACTGAGGATAGATCGTTTTCGCCGTGTTGAAGGTGACGCCTCGGGCGACGCACTCCTCGATCGCCGCCTTGCGCTCGTCGATCCGGCCGTCGCGCCAGAACTCCTCGAACACCTCGCGACAGACGGCAAGCGGTCGCTCGACCTTCGACGGGTTTTGTATCTCGCGGGCCTTTACAGGCGGTAGGAGTGGCGCAGAGGGCGACGGGCGCCCCGGGGTCTTGACCTCGCACCCGTCAAGCGCACGGCGCTGTGTCGGCGTGAGCGCGGCCTCATAGACCCACACGGTAAGCGACAGGTCGAACTCGATCTCGACGCGAGCTTGCGGCACGTCGCGCTCGATCCGGTTCTTAGCGCGCTCGGCGGCGGCGTGGGATCTGTAGCGGCGAACGGACCTCATAGCTTATACCCCCATATCTCGAAATCGAACCAGAACCGACGGCGCACCTCGTCGATAAGCTCGGTATCAAACCCGCCGGTGTCGCGCAGGTAATAGGCCGCGTGGCCTCCTGAGCGCGGGCTCTGGTTCGTGCGTGCCAGCGTCGCCGGCCGGTCAAGGTGCCAGAGGGCCCACTTGTCGAACTCCTCGTTGAGGGTTTCGAACCGAAACACCTTGTTGCACCCGGCGAGCCATTCGATTTGCGGTGTGCGCAGGAAATCGACCTCGCAAGGCCGCGCGCCGACTTTCCATTCGTCGTGTAAGACCCACGTACGAAAGTCGGGAAGCGATCGACGCTGGCGCAGGTAGCACCACGCCGACACGAGCCGGTCGTAGGGATTGCGCACAACGCCGAGGCGGTGGAGCTTGAGCGGCACGATCCCGGCGCGCGGGATGAAATGCTTGCTCGGCTTGCCGGCGGGCAGATCTCGCGGGTGTTGCGGATTGGTGAACGGCAAAAGGGCGTCGGTGACGGCCGACGAGGCCGCCCTTGGGTTCTGCACGAAAGACCAATCCTTACCGAAAATCACGAGACGTACCCTTTCACGTTCGGGTCGGCGAGAGGCAGAACCTCGACAACGGCCGTTCTGTAGCGGCTAGGATCCGAGCGCCTTATCTGGCGGGCGACCCGGATGCGCACGATCGAGCCCACGCAATCTTTCAACGTAACGGCGTCGCATGCCTGCAAGATCGCGGCGGCCTTCCGCTCTTCCTCGGCGGCCGTGACCGGGTTCACGCTTTGTAAGTCAAACCAAGCCCGCGCGATGCGACCTCCGAGGCCAGCTTGCGGATGGTCTTTCGGGGGGTCGGTGAGCCGAAAATACACAGTCGTCTCCTTGTCGTCTTCGACTATGGCCGCGACCTCGGCTTGATACTCGCCCGGGGGGAGTTCGAGACGTGCGTCGAAATGAGGCTCGCTCATGGCTTTGCCTCGCGTTCGAGTTTCTCCTCGATCGCCTCGCGGATGAACTCGGCCCGGCGGCCTCTCAGGCTTGGCCGGGGGAGCTTCTTTAGGGTATCAGCGGTCACGCGAACCGAGATTACCTTTAGCGTCGTATCCTTCTTCTTGGACATGCGATTTCTCCTATGTCGCCGCGTCTATCAGCGCATCCTGTAGCCGCCCATGAGCGGCGAGGTTACGGGCTACGTTATCCTCTATTGTATTCTGTAATGCAAGGACTAGCGCCCGTACCTCCTCGGTCTGACCCGTACGGGCAAGGCGGCGGTTGCCTTGCTCCCAAAGCTCCTGACTATCTGGCAAGGTGAACCAAACCGAGGTAGAGCACCCGCCGACGTGGAGGTTAAGCCCATGAGCGGCGCTCTCAGGGTGGACCGCCAAGGTGCCGCCTTCCTTGAGCCAACGCTCGGTGTCTCCGATCTCTAGCAGGCCGTCGATCGCCGCGTGCATGCGCTCAAGCTCATGCCGGAACCGGTAGAACACGAGGAGCGGGTCGCCTTGCATTTCCTCGACGATCTCGACCAGTGCCTCGACCTTAGCGTCGTGCACCCGTACCCATTCGGTACGATCGGGGTTCGTGTAGATCGCGCCCGAGCACAATTGCAGGAGCTTGCCCCGGTTCACCGAGGGCTCGACGGCGACGATCTCGTGCCCGTCGATCGTAACGGTCAAATCCGCTTGCAGGGCCTCGTACGCGCGGCGCACAGAGGCGGGAACCGATACCGGGACCGGAACGACCTTAGCCTCGGGCGCGGCCGTCTCACGCGGCATAGAGTAGGCATAGCGCACACTTCGCTCTCGGATATCTTTCTCGGCGTCCTTGTACGGCCGCCACACGCGGCGATCGCGATCGACCGGGTAGAACCAGTTGGCTTTGAAATGGCCCATAGACTGCGCAAGGGGCGTATGCTCGGGCGTTGCACAGGTCACGAACGTTTGACCCCATAGGCCGAGGATCGAGTTACCCCGGGGGGTTCCCGTGAGGCCGAAACGAACCGGGATCTGTTGCACCGGCGTACGGACTTTCTTGAACCGCCGGGTTCCGGGCCATTTCATCTTGGAGACCTCGTCCCACACGAGCGAGGAGAAAGGCCACGGGCCGCCCTTGAGCGTGTCGGCGAGCCACGGCAAAAGCTCGTAGTTGATAAGGTAGAAATCGGCCGACCCCGCGAGCAGACGCTCGCGTACCTTGGGCGAGCCGAACAGGAGCACCGGCTCAAGGTGCGCGAGGTGCTCCCATCGGGCAAGCTCTTGGCGCCAGACAAGCTCGGCGATCCGCTTTGTCGCAACGACGAGCGTAGGGCCCTCGAACATATCGGTGACGGCCGTCGCGGCGACCACGGTCTTTCCGCTTCCCGGCTTGGCCCACAGGCTCGCGCACCGCCGCCGGATCAGTTCGTCAATCGCCGCGTTTTGCGTTGTCGATAGCGCGTCGCGCTTTAGCAATGACACCGAGAGCCTCCGTTACTGAGCGGCACACGGCAACGGTCTGACCCATCTGCGCGAGTTGCTTGTGCCGAATTTTCTGGTTCGCCCTCAGGCGGCCGGTGGCGTTCTTGAACTCGATCCACACGACGGCGCCGGGGTAGGCCTTGCCGAGCGGCACGAGGCGATCGGGCCAACCGTCTAGGCCGACCTTGAGCGCCGTGGTGCCGAGCTTCTGGACCTCGATCACGAACTTAGCCTCGATCGTGCGCTCTAGCGAGTTCATGCCTCGACTTTCCGGTAAGCCATGACGTTGTAGGAGGCACAGATCAACTCGCCGTGCACGAGGCCGAGATCCTTGAGCTTTCTCAGTTGGTGCGAAACCTTCACGGGCGTTGCCCCGGGGAATTTCTTGCGGACCACGTTGGACACGTCCAACGAGGTGCGCTCGCGGCCGTCGTCGAGGAGGCGCAGAATTGCGAGCTTTAGATCGGTGTCAGGTATATCCTTGTTCTTCATTTGCGGTACCTCTCGGTCTGGAATGCATCGGTGGCGAGAGGGAAATCCTCGGTCAGCCACGCGGGGCGGGTTGTCATTTCGCGGGTGAACTCGTCATAGCGACCGTCGTCGGCCTCGACGAGTTCATCGTGCACGGTGAGCACAAGCGGGTGCCCGAGGGCGTCAAGGCGCACCATAGCGTCGGCCATGATATCCCGTGCGCTCGACTGCACAATGTGCCCGGTGAGCGCGCCGCCGTAGATCTTGACCCGGCCGTACCCCGCGCCACCCTTGAGGCGGCCAAAGCACGACCACGACATGCCGCGCTTGGTTCGCTCGCCCTTCACGTCGTAATAGCGCAGGAGGCGGCCGCTCGGCAGCTTGAGCCAAAAGCGATCGGCCCGGGTGAACTTGATCGAGATCTTGCCCTTGATAACGACGAACTCGCGGCCGACGTTTTGAGAGGCGTGGGCGAGGGCGTTATCGAGGCGGCGCCAGAACCGCACGACGGCGGGAGCGTTCTTGCGGTACAGGGCGACCAGTTCGTCGGCCTCCTCGCGCTCGATCTGCACGTCGTAGGTCGCGTCTAGCATGAATTGGAACCCGCTGCCGCCGAGGCCGTAGCCGCACCCAAGAACAGTTTGCTTTCCCATGAACCGCTCGGATCCGGTGATCTCGTCCACGGGCTTGCCGTAGATCTTGGCGGCCATCATCTTGTAGGGATCATCGCCCCGGGCAAACGCGCCGAGGAGATCGTCGTCGCCGACGATCCACGCAAGGAGCCGGGCCTCGATCTGCGAGTAGTCGGCGACGTTGAGCTTGCGTCCTGTTTCGCAGATCAGGCCGCGCAGAACGTTGGCGATCGTGTCTAGTTCCTCCCCGCCCCATGCAAGCTCGAACACGCCCTCGACCTTGATCGCGTCGAAAACCGCGTCTTGCTTGGTGCCCATCCCGCGCGGGATATTCTGTGGCTGCACGCCGGATCCGGCAAACCTGAGCGTGCGTTCGGCCGCGCCATACACAACGCCGTCGTGCGCTCTCCCGTCGATCGAGGAGCGGGCGAGCATGGCCTTGATCTTGTCTACCGAGGTCTTGGCAAAGGCTTGTCGATCCTTGGCGACAGCGCGGCGATCGGGGTCGAGGTCGTCACGCTTGAGGTAATCGCGAAGGACGTTCTTCGCGACGCCGGGAAGGCCAAGAAACTCGGCGATCTTGAGCGGTTGCGTGAGCGTGAAGCCGAATTTCTTTTCGGTCTGGCGCGACATGCGCTCGCGCGTCGCCTCGACGATACGCCACAGGCGCACGGCGGCGTCGCGGTCGATCGGGAACCCGCGCTCGTTCATGCGGTAGGTTGCATGGTAGACGCGGACCTCGAACGGCGACAGGGCCGGCATGAAGGACATAGCCCGGCGCATTTCGACCACGTCCCAACCGCAATAGGTATACATGAGTTCGAAATCGTCGGGCTTGGTTTCGGGCCGCCAAAACTCGTCGGGGTTGCCCTTGGTCGGCTTGCGCGGCTTGGACAGCTTGAGCATGGCCCGGCGGCCGAGGGCGTCCTTACCGCCGCCAAAGAAGGCCGCCAAGTCGTCGAGGCCGCCGGGCAGGCCGGCCGCACGCGCCACGGCGGCGCTATCGACGATACGCTCGACCTCGATATCGACGGCCGCACAGGCCCGGAGGATCTTGGGCTCGAACTCGGCGTTGTGCGCACACAGGAGAGTGCGCTCGTCGGTCAGAAGGGGGCATGCCTGTGCGAGGGGTACGCCATGCGTCTCGTCCCAATGCTGCACCGGGCCGTCGTCTACCGCCCATCGCGCGCACATGATCTCGGTCGAGGGATCGTTCGCGTAGGTGTAGGCGTCCACGTTGCGCAAATTGAGCCTCGACCGTGTCTCAAGGTCGAGGAACAGCACCCGGTGAAAAGTGCACCCGGTCGCTTGCGAAGCGGCGGCGATATGATCGGAAAAGGGGGTCATGGCTTTGTAGGACGGCCGCCGCATAGAACCGAGAGGCAACGCGGAGGGTTGGATGCGACCACCTCTCGACGGCCGCCCTACAAAACCGCGCGACCCCGGTGACGCGCATCAATCCGGGGTCGCGCGCCCCTCGATCAGTCGATCGAGAACTCGTCGTCGTCGTCGTCCACGGCCTCGAACTCCTCGTCGGCGTTCGGGGCGCCGCCAAGGCGCTCACCCTCTTTGACCTTCTGCACGTTGTTGAGGCCGAACGAAACGCCCTTGTTCTCGGGCACATCGAACGAGAAAACGGCGATCGACACGTTCGCGTAGCATCCCGACCAGATCTCGCTATCGTCGAGGATCGGCTGCACCTGACGGTCAACGACCTGAGGCTTACGCTTGCTCGACGTGTTGATGTAGAACATGCCCTCGTAGATGGGGTCGTCGTCGGCTTTGCCGTCCTCGTCGGCGTCGTACATGGGATAGGCCTTCTTAGCCATGCTTGCCCATTTCTTGCCGAACTTTTCCTCGCCTTCGGACGTGATCGCCGCGTGCAGTTCGTCAACTTGCGGGTGATCCTTGGGGATCAGGAGCGCGGTTGAATAGCGGAGTTCTCCATTCTTATTCTCGCGCGGCTCGAAAAGGTTTGCGTAGCTCAGGCGCACGTTTTTGAGCATGATCTTTGTCGCCATAATGACGGTCCTTCTATGTGATAGCCCTACGGGCAGACATTACCGCGAAACCCTCGCGGCAGGGGTTACAGACTACGAGAGGTAATGCTTGGCAGTCAAGATGAAAAGCCACACAAGAGCGCCAATGATAAGACCGGTCAGGATCAACCCGATAGAGGATTTCGGTGTGAGGGTCTCCTTTGATAGCGCGACCCAAAAAAGCAGCGCGGCGATCGCGCCAGCGGAATAAAAGTAGATTTCAGCAAAAGCTTGCAGCATCAGTCTAGCTCCTCAAATTCTCCATCGAGTGGGTTCTTTGCCTCGCTGGCACGTACGAGCTTGACCGCGCCCGGGGGGCGAACCACGAGCGCCTCGACCACGTCCTTGCCGAGGGCCTTCTTGAGTGCGGTCTGCGTGATCGGTGAACGCGGGGCGTAGGTGTCGAGGTCGAGCCCGGCGGCCTCGATCTCGGCGACGACCATTTCGGGATCGCGCCACTGTGCGCGCCCGTTGCCTTGCTCGCGCGCCCATCCGGGCACCTTGCGGCCGGCCGCCATGCGGGCCAGAGCGGCCGATTGCATGGCCTTTACCGTGGCGATGATGTGGTCGGCCTTTTCAAGCCAACCGGCGAGATCTGCGTCGCTCAGGGCGTCGGGATCCTCGACGTGGTCGAGGTCGTCGAACTCGGCCGTGATCTGAGCCTTACACGACCCGCTCGCAGGGCAGAAGCGACATTGATCCTCGCCCGGTCGAAACGGGGCGTCGCCAGAGAGCGCCAGATTGACCGCGCCCCGGGCCTCTGCCTTGAAGGCGTGTATCTCGGTCCACGAGACAGAGGTACGCTTTACGCCGCCGGCGCGAGGCTGCACGATCACGATCTCGAACTCGTCGAAATCATGCCCGGGGAAACGCTCGGCGAGCGCCTCAAGGGCGCCGATCAGGTAGCACATGCCTTGCGTGTTGAGCGTGCCGTCGGCCGCGCGGGCCTCGACCGGCACGAAACCGAACTTGAAATCGACCACGGACACGCCCGACCCCTTGATCCCGATCACGTCGGACGTACCCCACATGATATCGGGATCATTGAGGCCGAGAGCCCGGCCGACGGGCACCTTTATCTCGGTCATAATCCGGTCGAAATCCTCGCCGGCGACAAAGTCGAAACATTCCTCGACGAACCCGAACACGTCGGCGCCGACCTCGACGCCGTTCGAAGCTGTGAACCCGGGTTCGACGAGTTCGCCGTCGAGCATAAGCTCGACGGCCTCGTGACAAGCGGTGCCGTTCTCGGCCGCCGCGTTCGTCTCGTTGGGGAATTGCGCGGCGAACCTCAGGGAGGCCGGGCACGCCTTCACGCGCGAAAAAGAGGAGGGGCCAATCTTGGCGTGAAGCTCAGGCATTTTGCTTTATCCATTTTAGTGCGCGTTCAGCATCCATTAGGTTCGTAAAACGGTAATTTAACTGATAACGCACAAGTCCTGTTTTAGATACCTCTCGCGATATGTGTTTTGCCCGTCGAGAGGCCATCCTCTTTCTCATGTTAGTTTCTGGAAGAACTTCCTCTAAGTTTTCAATCGTATTATTTATCCTAATTCCGTCTTTATGGTGAATGTGCATTCCCTTTTTAGGCCACCTTAATCTGTGCCATAGAAAAACAACACGATGAACTGCAAAGTTTGTCCGAAAAACACGAACCCGCAAATAGCCTCCGCTAGCTTGGCGACCGACCGGCAAAACAGCTAATTTCCCTTTAAGTATAGGGCGGCGGCTTAACGCCTCCTCCGTCCAATACAAATGGCCGGTAGGTTCATAGCGAAACAAAATTCTCACATTATGAGGTCCGAGGCGGCCGTCGGCCGCCTCGTTAAACTCGCTGGCTCCTACTCTAGTCATCCCATCGCCTCGACGAGCTTGTCGGCATAATCGCGGCGCTCGCCCTCGGGCACAGAACCGGGGTTCTTGTGTGGGGCCATGATCCCGCCGACGACCTCGTTACCGAGCTTCTTGGCCGCCTTGACGATGATCGCGCGGAACTCGTCGAGGTCCATCGCGGGCTCGTCGTCGTCGTCGTCGTCGCCAATGTCGAACCCCTCGTCGTCGATCTCGGCGCAGATCGTGCGAAGCTCGTCGAGAACAGCCTCGGCCGGTTGGTCGGTCGGAATTGCCTTGGGCAGGCCCTTGATATCCGCCTCGGTGGCCTTGGCGAACAGTTCCTCGATCTCGCGGTCGATCGACATTTCGTCTTTCGTCCGCTTCTTGTTGCCGGTGCCCGGTTGCCCGTAGGCGCGGGGCTCGTCGTCGATCTTGTCGTCGAGGACCACTTCTGCGCGGGAGATCGCCGCCATAAGGACAGAGCCGCCGAGAAGCGCGATCGCCTCCGGGGTCTCGTGTTCGCCTTTGGCGGTGTCGAGTTCGATTGTGATTTTCATGTCTAGCTCTCCTTCTGAGCGTGTTGACGTTGTCGCAGAGACTACGTTATACAGATTACGCCACACCCGGCAAGCTAGAATTTCACAGGAGCTAGACACATGACCCTCAACGCCGACCAACAGCGTGCGTTCGACGCCTTCACCCAATTCGCCGACAGCGACGGCACCATGTTCGCCATGTTCGGCGCCGCCGGCACCGGAAAGAGCTTCACGAGCGGGCGCATGCTCGACGTGATCCGGCCGACGATCACGAGAGACGTTACCGGGTTCGACGGCGTGTCGCGCTCGATCAAAATTCCGAACATGGACGAAATGCTGTGGCTCGCGCCGACGTGGAAAGCCGTGCGGATCGCCGGTCGGTTCCTGAGCGAGAACGGGCTCGACGACTACGAGATCGGCTATGACGCCTATCACCACGAAACCGGCCGGTTGATCCTGACCACGACGCAACAGGCGCTCGGACTGCGCCCGGTGATCGACGACGACCAGACCGACGACAAGGTGTCGTTTGGCAAGGTCGGTCGCAGTCTGATCGAGGCGCTCAAGCCTCGGTGGATCGTAATCGACGAGGTCAGCATGCTTTCGTGGGATCACCTCAAGGATCTCGCGAAGGCGTGCCGTGACGCCGGATGCAAGATCCTGATCCTCGGCGACCCCAACCAGTTGCCGCCGGTCAAGGCGCAGGAGATCAAGTGGGATCGCATCGAGAACCGCCACGAGTTGACGCAGATCATGCGCCAGAGCGGCGACAGCATGATCCCGCATTTCGGCCGGGCGATCCTCGACGGCAAGGATTGGGACGGCTTGACCGGTGCAGGTCTGACCAAGAGCATGCGGGCCGTCTCGCAGTTCATAGAGGAGGTAGGCGTGCCCTCGCTCGACGAGGAACAACGCGACGTTTTCGTAGCCTACCGCAACGCGACCGTTGACCGGGTGCAGGAGGCCGCCGCGCAGCGGGTCTATGGGCACTCGGCGACCGAGTTCGCACCGGGCGAGGTCGTGATCGCGCAAAGCGCGCTGCACTCTCAAAGCGGCATGGTCGTAGCAAATCAGGATCAGCTTGAGGTGCTCTCGATCGACGGGAAAGGCCGGTGGGGCGATCTCGTTCGCGTTCGCAACCTCGCGGGGCGCACGGTCTACGCCGAATACCTGAGCGGCGCCGACATGGCGAACCCGCGTCACCCTTACCGGATCGAGCTTGACGCGCGCCGCAAGGCGGCGATGGGGCTGCAAGAGGAGTGGAAAGCCAACCGTCGCAACGACAGCTTGAACTCGCGCCGCAAGGAAGCGTGGGCCTCGTTTTTCGAACTCAAGGATCGCACGGTTCTGGATTTCGCGCACCCGTTCGCGATCACCTCGCACAAGTCGCAGGGATCGAGCTACCGTCGCACCTTCATCGCGGCACAGGAGCTTGCGCAATTCTCCTCGCGCTCGCTCTACGTGGCCGCAACACGTCCTCGAAAGGAGTTGGTCTATTGAAAATTGCAGTTTGGTTTTCCAGCGGGGCAGCTAGTGCGGTTGCCGCAAAACTTACGATAGAAAAGTACGGCGCAGATCACGAGGTCGTCGTAGTTAACAATCCCGTCGCAGAGGAGCACCCAGATAACGAGCGGTTTTTAAAGGACGTAGAGAGGTGGCTTGGGCAAGAAATAGAAATAGCCATAAACCCGGATTATTTTACATGCAGCGCCCGCGACGTATGGGAGAGAAAGCAATATATGGCCGGGGTATCTGGCGCTCCTTGCACGACGGAGCTTAAAAAGAAGGCTAGGCAGTATTGGGAGAGAGAAAACAATCCCGACATGCATGTATTGGGTTTCACGATAGACGAACAAAAGCGGTATGACCGTTTTATCATGTCGGAGCGTGAAAACGTGTTACCGGTGTTAATAGACGCCGGATACACTAAACAAGATTGTTTGGATTTGTTGTTAAAGGAGAATATTGACCCTCCCATTACTTACGCCCTCGGTATGCCGAATTCGAATTGTTTGGCATGCGTTAAGGCCTCAAGTCCAACGTATTGGAACCTTATGCGAAAGATTGCGCCAGAGGCGTTTTCAGATAGAGCCGAACAATCCCGGCGCTTGGGCGCTCGATTGGTTCGAGTTAAGGGCAAGCGCATTTTCTTGGACGAACTCGACCCCGAGGCAAAAGGGGCGCCCTTGAAGACCATGCAAATAGAGTGCGGAATATTTTGCGAGGAAGATTGACGAGTTAGCCAAAGCCTGCATTGTGGGAGGCCCGGGCGGTAGCAGATACGCCCGGGCCTCTACCCGCCTCACATGACCGGGTGGCGCGGCAAACCCAAGAAATCCACACCACGGAATGAGGTCTACTCATGAATAAACCCAATATCTTGATCCCGCAAGCCCTCCCTAGTGTTTTCGAGGCGGCGCGGGCCGAGGAGAATTGGCTGATCTTTGCCGTCGGCAAGCCCGACGAACGGGGAAAGCGGGCAAAGCGGCCCGTCGCGCGCGACAAGCCTTATGTGTGGGTCAACCGGGACAAGGCGGCCTCGTTCACCTTCGACAAGGCCGTCGAGCGTATGAAAGCGTTTCGCGATTGGGACGGTGGCCTTGACGCGATCAACCGGCGGGCCGAGGAACGCCGGGAAAAGATGATCGCCGACGGCAAGAAACCCGGGCCGGCGATCGAGGTCGAGGGCTACCGGCTCGGGTACTTCCCGCGTGAAGACAGCGCCCTCGTGGCGCTCGATTTCGACAACGCCGTGCACGACGGGGTGATCCTCGATTTCGAGGTCGCCGGTGCCGTAGAAGCGAGCGAGGCTTACGTCGAGATCTCGTCGAGCGGAACGGGGTTGCGGGTGTTCATGCCGCGCCAGTGGGGCGATGAGAGCCTGCACCACGGCGAGGTGAACGACGTGGGGGTGTTCGTCTCGGCCAAGGGCGCGGCGTGCGCGATCACCTTCGACACGGTCAAGGACGGCGCCGGGCGCGATCAGGCATTGTTTGACCTCGTGATAGGGCGCATGGGCGCCATCGAGGAGCGCGGAGAGGATCGGGAGCCGGTCGAGATCGCCGATCAGGTACTAGAGTTCGGCCGCATCGAGGTCGAGACGTTCCGCGAGATCGTGTCGGCCGTCAAGAACGATGACCGGTTCGAGAGTTTCGACGAGTGGTTCGGCATGGTGCGCGGTGCGCGCGAATATTACGAGGTCGTCGATCCCGATCGCCTCGACGAGGTGCGCGAGATCGTCGAGGCGTGGTGCGAGGCGTGGGACGGCGGCGAGCATGACCCCGACAAGTTCGAGGACGTATGGGAACGTCGGCCGCGCGCCGGGAGCAAGGCCGGGGTTGGGTCTTGGGTCCACTACGCGCGAGAGTGCGGGTGGAAGGCCGACGAGGCGCCAGAGGAGGCGACAGTGCCGGCGGCGATCATTACGACCCGCAAGGAGGCCCTTGAGCGGTTCGTGCTCGTGGGCGGGCAGTTCTACGATCGCCTCGACCGGCAGTTGCTCGATCGCGGCAACGCCGGGCTCGTGAACGCGATCGCCCGGGCGTTCACCGAGAAGACCAAGAAGGGCCCTGTCCCAATGAGCGCGGACAAGGTCATATCCTACATGCGGCACAACGCGAAGGCATACCGGGCGGTCAAGTTCTTGCCCGGGGAGCCCGAGATCGTCGGTGACACGATCAACTCATGGGAGCGGCCGGGGGAATACCCGACGGGCGACGTGTCGCCGTGGTTCGACCATATCGTGACGCTCTACGGCCGTGAGGCGGCCGATATCCTGACGGATTGGCTCGCGTTCGTGTTGCAGAACCCCGGCAAAAAGGCCGGTTGGGCGCCCGTCCTGATCGGGCCGCCGCGCTGCGGCAAGGATACGATTATCACGCCGGTTGTAGATGCGATCGGGCCGCATGCGGTTCCGAACATGGGGCTGGAAGCCCTAGAGAAAGAGCATAACGGGTGGCTTGAGCGTACGCTCCTCTTGGTCATGCAAGAGAACGTTTCCGGGCGCATGAGCAAGGCCAACGCGGCCGAGAAGCTCAAGACCATGATCGCCGCGCCGCCCAACACCCTGCCCTTGCGCAAGATGCAGAAGGACACGGTGCAGATCCCCAACGTGCTCAACATGGCGTTTCTGTCGAACCATATGGACGCCCTCTACATCGAGCGCGAGAACAAGGACCGGTTCTACCCGATGGTCACGACGACCAAGCCCGACGAGGCGTACTTTGCCCGGTTGCACGGGTGGCTCGGTGGCGGCGGGGCCGAGAAAGTCGTCGGCTACCTGCAACGCCGAAAGGTGACGCGGGTCACTGAGCGCGGCCGTGCGCCAATGAGCGAGTACCTCGACGCGATCGTCGCGGCGAGCCTGCCAGAGGGCGGCCTCGACGTTATGGACTACGTGAGCGACAAGCGATGGGTTTCGACCAAGCACCTCAAGACGGCGATCGGGTCTCACGAGTTCGGGTCGTCGCCGGGGTGGCGCATGACCGACCGGGGGATCGCCGCCGCCCTCGCGGCGGCCGGGTTCGTCAAACCGTGGGATCGCGTCTCGGTTCGGGACGGCGACAGCGTGGTGCATCACCGGGTTTATGTGCGCGCCGAGGCCGTACCCCTTTCCTATGACCTCGTTGCCGAGGCTTTACGCCAAGGAGGAGAGAAACTGAGCCAAGCGCAAAAGATACCCCTTAGAGGGGGTACAGAGGGCCTAAAGGGTATCGGAAAAAAGATAGAGTGAACAAAGGTTTGCGGCGTGTTTCCCCTTGTTACCCCTTATTACATTATAGAGAGTAAGATATAAAAAAGGGGCATACACAGTGTATGGTACAAGTCAGAGTGCAAAATAAGAAAGAAGGGGTCACAGGGGTACAAGGGGGTACAACCCATCGCCCCGGTGGGATAGGGGCAAATCGACCTTGATAGATTGCCAGCGGGAAGAATACGCAGTAGATTGTGCCTTATGACCAGACAATCGCAATATCTGGCGAACGCCGACGCCATAGATCACCTCGTGCTTGAGTGCGGGGCGCATGGGTACTCCCGGGCGCAGATCGCCGCGTGCATCGGCGTAGGCCGTAACACCCTCGACCGGTGGAGCAAGGAGCACCCGCGCCTTGCCGAGGTGCTTGAGCGCGCCGATACCCTCGCGCAAGCGTGGTGGGAGGGGCGGGCAATGGACGGCACCGCGAACCAGAGGATCGGGGCGGCGATATGGGGCAAGAGCATGGCGGCCCGGTTCTCGCATGACTACGCCGACCGGATCGAGCAAGGAGCGATCGGGGAGAGCGCCCGTGTGACCGAGATCCGGTGGAAGGTCGTAGACCCTCAGGAGCCCGACAGTGGACGGTAGCGGGTTCGACCCCTTTGGCGATCTGACAGAGCCGGCTCCCATTGCAGACGGCGGGCTTGATATCGAGGTCGCCCGGGTCGTATCTCCCGCGCTACAGCCCGCACGCTACAAAGCTCTCTATGGCGGCCGGGGCGGTACAAAGTCGTATTTTGCCGCCGACTACACGATCGCCAAGGCCATGAACGGCACAAAGTGCCTGTGCGTTCGCGAGGTGCAGCTATCCCTCGACCAATCGTCTAAGGCCCTGATCGAGGAGCGGATCGACGCCCACGGCTTGCGCGGACAGTTTCGCATTCTCAAGAGCCACATCGAGCACCCGCTCACCGGCGGGCGGATCGAGTTCAAGGGGATGCAACAGTTCAACGCGGCGAACATCAAGTCGCTGCAAGGCTACGGCCTAGCGTGGTGGGAGGAGGCGCACACGGCCTCACAGTACGCTCTCGATCTCCTGATCCCGACGATCCGGGCCGACGGGTCCGAACTCATATTCACGTGGAACCCCGAGTTCCCCGAGGATCCGGTTGACGCCATGTTCCGTGGGCCGAACGCGGTTCGCGACGGCGTGATCCTGATCGAGTGCTCGGCCGATACGAACCCTTGGCTTCCGGCCGTACTCAAGGCCGAGCGCGACGAGCTATGCCGTCGTGATCCCGAAAAAGCGGCGTGGGTATGGGGTGGCGAGTATCGTACGATCTCCGACGCCAACGTGCTCAAGGGTCTGTATCGGGCCGAGCGGTTCGAGCCCAAGCCGCATTGGGACGGGCCATATCAGGGGCTCGATTTCGGTTTCGCCAACGATCCGACGGCCGCGATCCGCTTGTATACGTTCGGGAAATCGCTCTACGTGCACTATGCCGTCGGTACGGTGCAACTCGATCTCGACGATACCGAGCAATACATAATCGAGCGGGTGCCAGAGTGGGACCGGTTCGCCGTGCGCTGCGACAACGCACGCCCCGAAAGCATTTCCTACCTCAACAAACACGGCTCGGGGCGCTATAGTGCCGCGCCAAAATGGCCGGGTTCGGTCGAGGACGGGATCGCGTGGTACAGGTCTTTCGACGAGATCGTCGTGCGCCCTGACCACGCGGCGCCGTTCCTCAAGGAGTGCAAGCGGTACTCGTACAAGGTCAACAAGGCGGGCGATGTGTTGCCTCAGATCGAAGACAAAGAGAACCACTGGATCGACGCCGGGCGCTACGCGGCCTCGCCTCTCATAAAGGCCACTGGCCTACCGAACATAAGGAGCCTCTAGCCTATGGCCTTTTGGGATTTCCTAAGCCGCAAGTCGAGCGAAGCGAGCCGCCTACTCGTCACGAACCCGGGGCAACCCCGGTGGACGCCTCGCGACTATGCCAAGCTCGCCCGAGAGGGCTACCAATACAACGTGGTCGCCTATCAGGCGGTCAACCGCGTTGCCGACGCCGTGTCCTCGATCGAGTGGGAGTTCTGGCAAGGCGACAAGCCGATCGAGGACGCTAATCACCCGCTCAAGATCTTGTGGCACAAGCCGAACCCGCAACAGTCGGGCGGCGAGTTTCTGCGCGCCCTGATCGGCTACTTGCTCTTGTCGGGCAACGGATACGTTGAAGGCGCCGAGGGCGTACGAAACCGCCCTCGGGAGCTTTACGCGCTGCGCTCTGACCGTATGCGGGTCGTGCCGAACTCCGAGGGCCTCGTCGATCGGTTCGAGTATCGCTACAACTCGCGCAAGGTTACGTGGGACGTGGACCCGTTCACCGGGCAAGGGCCGATCTTGCACCTCAAGATGTTTCACCCTCTCGATGATTTCTACGGCATGAGCCCGATTGAAGCCGGGGCATTCGCCGTCGATCAGAACAACGAGGCAATGAAGTGGATGCAGGCCTTGCTCCAAAACTCGGCCCGGCCGAGCGGGGCGCTTGTGCTCAAGGAGGGCCAGAACCTCGGCGACGAACAGATCGCCCGGCTGCAAGCACAGATCGAGGAGCAATACAGCGGCGCGGCCAACGCCGGCCGGCCCATGCTCCTAGAGAACGGCCTCGATTGGCGCCAGATGGGCCTTAGCCCGTCCGATATGGCGATCCTCGACACCAAGTTCTCAAGCGCGCGCGACGTGGCGCTTGCGTTCGGCGTGCCGCCGCAACTTTTGGGTATCCCGGGCGACAACACCTATTCGAACTACAAGGAGGCGCGCCTTGCCTTCTACGAGGACACGGTAATACCGCTCCTCGGGCATATCCTCGGCTCGTTCAACCCGTGGTTCGAGGTGCCGTTCGACGGCGCCTACCTCATGCCGAACCTCGACAGTATCCCGGCGATCGCCGAGAAACGCGAGGACAAGTGGGCGATGATCGACAAGAGCCGCGAGCTTACGATCAACGAGCGCCGGGAGGCCAAGGGATACCCGCCGCTTGAGCAAGTTGTGCCGGGTGAGAACGGAAACCGGCTGATCGGCCCGGATCGCGCCGAGGCGGCCGTAAACACCGAGGAGGGCAAGGCCCTGCTATCGAGGCTTGCTTATGGATCGTGAGGCCGAGGCCCGGGCGATCAACGCGCTGCAAGACCGTATCGCCGACAAGCACATGAAGGCCCTAGAGGGCGTTCTCGTGGCGGCTATGACGGTCGTGGCGGCCAAGTTACCAGTTGGGGGGCGCCCTGACCCGCCCGACGACTTTTTCCCGGCGTTGCAGCGCGTCATGGGGGCCATGTATCGCGACATTACGCGCGAGACGGCCGCCTCGATGGTCGATCGGTTCAAGAGCGGGTTTACGTGGATCGAAACCAAGGCCGACGAGGACGGCTTTTACGAGCGCCTCTACGAGGAGTATATGCAGCGGTACGGGGGCCAGAGGATCTCGCAGATCAGCGAGGCGACCCGAGGCCAGATCGTGCGGATCATCGAGCGCGGCTTGCGGGACGGCTTGAGCCTCGACGAGATCTCCGACGAGCTTATGCAAACCGCGCCGATCTTGTCGGAAACCCGGGCGCACATCATTTCGCGCACCGAGACGCACTCGGCCTCGATGTACGCCTCGATCAACTCGGCCAAGCGATCGACGCTCCCGCTCAACAAGGAATGGGTATCGGCAGAGGACGGCCGAACCCGTGATTTCGGAGAGGGCGACGGCGAGGTAGACGAGTTCTCGCACCGGGCCATGAACGGGGTCACGGTGCCGCTCGACGACCCGTTCGAGGTGCCGACCCGTTTCGGCACGACAGAGCAACTCATGTACCCCGGAGACCCGGCGGGATCCGCCGCGAACATCATAAATTGCCGGTGCTCTCAGGTTTACGTGCCCGCCGACGGCGTCGGCGAGGACGAGCCTGAGCCGACCCCGCGCCAACGGCAACCCGGCGGCCCGGCCTTCCGCTATCAGACAATGGACGACCCGCCGGCAAACCCGGCCGCGCTCAATGAGTGGATTGTCGAGAACCGGATCGCCTCGCAAGCCGACCTAAAGGGCGTGACGGCTCGCGAGATTGCGCCTTTGATGCGACATATGCTTGAGGTTCACGAGCGGTTCGGGCTCGACCCGCTTGTCGCCGTCGGCCCGGCTCAACGGTTCGTGCGCGCCCGCCGGGCACGAACCAACGCGGCGATCTATACGTCGGTGCGGGATCCGAACACCGGATTTCGAGGTATCTGGCACATGCCGACGACATTCGGGAACCGGAAACGCTACGAGCGGCAACAGGAGATCGGGGAGTATTGGCGGCAAGACGGCAAATACACCCGCAAACGGCGGGCGGTGCTCGATCAATCTCGGTTCCTCGACGAGGAGGTGCGCACGCGAGGCCGCCGCATGGATCAGGAGGGCTTGCCGTGGGACTTTACCCTCAACGTTGCCGACGAGCCCGACTTGCAGCGCCGCAAGATCATTTACCACGAATACGGCCATGTCGTGCACCTTACGAACACGGCAAATCCCCGCATGGGTGAAGAAATAAACGAGGTCTTGCGCCGGATCGGTCATCCGGGGTCCGGTTGGGGCTACCTTCTGAGCGACTACGCGAACACGAACAACGCCGAACTCGTCGCTGAGAGCTTCTCGCTCTACATGACCGGGCCGCTCGATCAATACTACCGGATACACCCTGATCTCCTTGCGATTTTCCGGCGCTACGATCGCGCCGTCGGCGAGGCCAGCGTGCAGCTAGTGGGGCTCCCGATCATGCAACCCGAACGCCACAAGAATGATATCTCGCCGGAAACAGACGGCGTAGCCCTTATCCGCGAAATTCTCGCGAACCCGGAACGGCGCGACGAGCTTGTCGCGGCTTACACGGGCGACGATCTCGACATGATCGAGCCCTATATCGACGAGGCTCTCGCGCTGAATGTGGATCTGGCATAGACAAAACTTGCCCGTTTGGGCTACATTTCGCGTCAACGACCGAGAGCGGACATATACTTAGCGGTTGAGGATACCCGAGTTAATGGACATGCAACACAAGACCCTCACGTTCGAGGTCAAGCAGACAAACGGCGACGGCGGGTTCGAGGGCTACGCCTCGACGATGGATCTCGACCGGGGCGGCGACGTGATCGAAATGGGCGCGTTCGATCGCTCCCTTGCTCGGCACAAGGGCCGAGGGTCGAAACCCAAAATGCTCTGGAACCACAACCCCGACAAGGTCGTCGGCGTGTGGGACGAGTTCTCGCAGGATGATCGAGGGCTCTACGTCAAAGGCCGGTGCGTTACGACGACCACGATCGGCAAGGATTGCCATGAGCTTTTGCGCGCGGGCGCGATCGACAGCATGTCGATCGGCTACATGACGCGCGAGGCCGAGTATGAGGACGGTGGCGAGGTTCGTCGCCTCAAAGAGGTAGACCTGTGGGAGGTCTCGCTTGTTACCTTCCCAATGAACGAGGAGGCTCGCGTTACCGCCGTGAAGCGGATCGAGAGCATCCGAGACGTTGAGCGCCTACTCCGAGACGGAGGGGTGCCCAACGAGTTCGCCAAGCTCGTTGCCCTGCATGGGTTCGAGGAGGCGAAAGCACGCATCGACGGACGCCGGGACGGTGACGACGACGTGAACAAGAGCGACGGGCTCGCCCGTCTCATGGCAACCCTAGAGGCACGAAAGGATCTTTCCCATGTCTAAGGATTTCACGCTCGACGACATTACGAAGGCCGTCGAAGACGGCAATCGTGCGTTCGAAGAGTTCAAGCAAAAGAACGACGAACGCCTGAAGGAGATCGAGAGCAAAGGCCTTGACGACGTTGTTCGCAAGGACGAACTCGCGAAGATCAACGACGCGATCGAGGCGTCGCAAAAGGCGAACGACCAGTTCGCCGCACGCCTCAAGCGCATTGCTCTTTACGGCAAGACCGCCGACGAGGGCGCCTCTCGCGAGGATCGCGAAGAAAAGGCGTTCCAGTGGTGGGCGGGCCAGATGGGCCGCAAGGGCAAGCGCGTCACTCGTGACGACTTCGACGACAGCGCACAGGAGGCAACCGCCGCCTACAAGCGCGCGTTCGACAGCTACGTTCGCCACAACGGCGACGAGCGCAGCATGTCGCCCGACGACCTCAAGGCTCTGAGCGTCGGCTCGGATCCCGACGGCGGCTACGTCGTGGACGCCGACACCGGCGGCCGTATCGTCTCGCGGATCTTCGAAACGTCGCCGATGCGCCAGTTCGCCTCGATCCAGACGATCGGCACGGACGCCCTTGAGGGCCTGCACGACAGCGATCAGGCCGCATTCGGTTGGGTCGGCGAGGAGGGTTCGCGCACCGAAACGAACACGCCCAAGCTCGAAAAGTGGCGCATTCCGGTGCACGAAATGTATGCGAAACCGGCGGCGACGCAGAAGCTCCTCGATGATGCGGCGATCAACATGGAGGCTTGGCTGCAATCGAAAGTCACCGACCGGTTCGCCCGGGCGGAAAACACGGCTTTCGTGACCGGCACCGGCGTAGACCGCCCTCGCGGTTTCACGACCTACCCGGATCGAGCCTCGGCTGACGTGTTCGAGATCGGCGCGATCGAACAGTTCGACAGCGGCGCGAACGGCGCGTTCGTTGCGGCACCGAACGGCGGCGACGTTCTGATCGACGCCCTCTACGGCCTCAAGGCGCAATATCGGGCCAATGCCACGTGGTTTATGAACCGCAAGGTTGCCGCCGAGGTTCGCCAGTTGAAGGACAGCGACGGCGCTTACCTGTGGGTGCCCGGGATCGCAGCGGGCCAGCCCGCCTCGCTCCTCGGCTATCCGACCGCCTCGTTCGAGGATATGGCGGATCTTGCCACGGGCTCGCTCTCGATCGCCGTCGGCGACATGCGCGAGGCCTACCAGATCGTCGATCGTATCGGCGTTCGGGTTCTCCGCGACCCCTACTCGAACAAGCCCTACGTCGAGTTCTACTCGACCAAGCGTGTCGGTGGCGACGTGGTGAACTTTGAGGCGATCAAGCTGATCCGCTTCTCGGCCTAATCATGGGAGCGGGCCCTAGCGGTCCGCGCCTTCCCTTTCCGCGAACGAACAGGAGGTTTCCCCATGCTTCGCGACCTTAACTCGAACGTTGCAGCACTTGAGAGCATCCGCCCTCAGGTCGCAACCGCCGCCGTTGACGGCGAAACCGTCGATCTCCGGGGCTACGACAGCGCCGTGATCGTTGTCTCTGTCGGTGCGATCACCGGCACGGGCGGCGACGCGACCGTGACCCTTGAGGAGAGCGACGACGGCACCACGTGGGCCGACGTTGCCGACGCCGATATCCTCGGCACCGAGCCGACCCTCGCCGCGAACAACGACTACCAGTTCGGCTACATCGGCGACGCTCGTTACGTCCGCGCGACGTTCACTCTCGGCACCGAGACCAACGTCGCCCTCTCGGCGATGGTCGTCGCCGGTCATGCCCACAAGGCACCGACGGCCGAGAGCGGCGCAGCGCCGACCTACACCGGCACCTAACCCCTTTCCCTGAGGGGCTAGGCCCGGGGCACCTTCACCTCCTCCCGAGGGTGCCCCGGGGCGCATGACACAAGGAGAGAGCACAATGGCACCGAAACCACGCACACAGGCTCGCATGCGGGTCCGCTATGGCCGCTACCGTGAAGGCGAAACGGTCATGGGCGATCTGGCGACCAAGTTGATCGCCGACGGCATGGCCGTAGACGTGACGCCCAAGGCCAAGAAGGCCGCACCGGCCAAGAAGGCCATGAAGGCAGCACCCGAGAACAAGGCCGACGATGGGTTCGACCCCGACGGCGAATGAGAGGTAAGACATGGCCCTACGGCGCGCGCGGCTGATCCACGATTACAGGGGCAACCGGCTGCAAACCGCGCCGGGGGTCGAACCTGTTACCCTCGACGAACTCAAAACGCACTTGCGGATCAGCGGAGACGCCGAGGACAGCTACCTCACGGCCCTGATCGAGGAAACCCGGCAAGAGATCGAGGATCAGACCGGGATCGCGTTCATCACTCAAACGTGGCAGTTGACCCTCGATCGGTGGCCAGCGGCTCGCGAGGAGTGGTGGGACGGGGAGCGCGAGGCTCACGTAGACGTGCTCTACGGGGGCAACCGCCAGAACTACGCCTCGGTGCGCCTCCCGCGCTACCCATTGCAGACGATAGACACGATCACGGTATACCCCGAGAGCGGGGCCGGATCCCTTGTCACTGTCGCCGACGTGTTCGACGTGGACACGCAACAGCTACGCGGCCGCCTTACGATTAAGCGAGGAGCCACTTGGCCCGTCGCGCTGCGAGCTAACAACGCGATCGAGATCGTCTACTCGGCCGGGTATGGCGACGCCGCCTCGGACGTGCCGGCGCCGCTAAAGCGCGCTATCCGGCAAATGGCGGCCTACATCTACGAGCACCGGGGCGACGGCTGCACGCCCGAGGACGCTTACACGGCCTCAGGCGCAAAGAGCGTCCTCGATCGCTACCGTTCCGTCGAGGTGTAGCGCATGTCATGGCCTCAGGCGGCGGGCCTACAGATCACCCGCAACAAGGCAAAGGGCAATCGGTCGATCAACATTTTCGGCCGCAACACCTCGATCGGCATCACCTTTGAGCCGATTACGCCCGGCGGCGTCTTACGCCTTCCGCTCCCGGCCGACGCGCAACGCTTGCGTATCGCCGCCGGCGGCAATGCGGCCGACAGCGCGGCCGGCGCCGGGGCGCAACAAATTCTGATCTCAGGCCTCAACGCCGAGGGTAACAAGGCCGCCGAGATTGTCACCACGGCAGGCGCAACGGCGAGCGCGCTCACGACTACAGCCTTTTGGCGCGTACAAGAGGTGATCGTGTTGCATATCCAGTTCACCGACATTGTGTTTTACGCCAAGGTTTCGAACTCGACCTCGCCGTGCTCGGTATCGTGGGACGGTGTGTTGACCCTCGGGATCGACGACGTGGATCTCAACGGCGTGACGGCAGAGGACTTTGTGCTCCCATGAAATGCTGCGATATCACCTCGGGCAAGCTCTCCGAAAAGATCACGATCGAGCGCAACACGCCCGCCACTGACAGCGAAGGCGGGTTTACGGACGCATGGGCCGCCGACCCCTTGGGCGGCGTGTGGGCGATGGCGCGGGCCGTGGGCGGCGCGGAGAGGTGGTTTGCAGAGCGGGTCACGCCGGGCAACCGCTACCGGTTCGTGATCCGGTTTCGTGACGACGGCAACGGCGCGCCCTACTATTCGGCGGCCGACCGGATCGTGTATAATGGCCGCACGTACGGGATCGAGAGCGTGGTCGATATCGAGAACGATCGCCGGTTTCTTGAGATCACGGCGGTAGAGAACAAGGCAAGCTAATGGTCGCGCCGCGCATTCAAATCACGGGAGATCAGAAGCTCCTAGGCCAGTTTCGCAAGCTCGCGGACCAAGGCGAGGAGGTCGTGCACGAGCTTGTGACCGAGCTTACCCTCGACGTGCACCGGCGGGCCGTGCGCGGCGTGCAACGGGGCCCGGCGAGCGGTCGCGTCTACACCAAAAGCAACCCGCGCCGCACGCATCAAGCCTCGGCGCCCGGTGAATATCCGGCGACCGATACCGGCCGCCTTGCCTCGTCGATCCAGTTCGAGCCGCCGACCAACAAGAAAAAGCCGGTCGGGATCGTCGGGACGAACCTCAACTATGGCCGCTATCTTGAGTTCAAGAGCCCGGCCGGCGGCGGCCGTCCTTGGCTCATGCGCGCGTTCAACGAGGGCGTTGAGCGCGGCGAGGATCTGCTACAGCGCATATTCAAGCGGAGAACCAAGCTCTAATGGCAATCAATTTCCGCTCTGTAGCGCGGCGGCGCATTTACTCGACGCTCAACGGTAGCGTGCCCGGGGCTACGGTCTACGATCACGTGCCGTTTGAGCCCGAGGGCTCGCCCGATGATAACTTTCCGTTCGTGACGATCGGCGACGCCGAGGCGACCCCGTTCGACAACGACAGCCATAGGGGGGCCTACGTGGACGCGACCATTCACGTATGGAGCCGCTACAAAGGGCGCAAAGAGGTAGACGAGATCCTAGACGCGGTCTACGGGCTCCTACATAGAGCCTCGCTATCCTCGGCGGGGTACAAGTTCGTCGATTGCCTGTTCGAGTTTTCCGACGTGATAGTCGAGCAAGATGGTCAGACACGGCACGGCGTGATAAGGTTCCGGCTAACGATACAGGAGGCTTGAAATGGCTGGCTTTAATGGACGCGAACTCACGGTCGATTGGGACGCTACGACCCTCGTCGGCATTCGAACCCGGGGTCTTTCGATCTCGGCCGAGCCGGTTGACGTGACAACCGACGACGACACGGGCGAGCGCACGCTTTTGCCAGACCCGGGCGTGCGCAGCGCCGAGATCAGCGTTGCGGGGATCTCCTCGGACGAGGTGCTTATCGCCGAGATCCTCTCGGGGATTACGGGGCGCACTCTCACCGGCGCCACGGTCAACCTGCCCTCTGATCTTGCGGTGCCCGGAACGGTTGCGTTCGACGCATTCGTGTCGGCGTTGGAGATCACTGGCGAACACGACGGCGCGGTCGAGTTCACGGCTACGCTTATGAGCGCAGGCGCGATCACCTACACCGCCTCGGCGGCGACGTAACCCTACCCAACGAGGAGAGAGCACTCATGCGGGAAATGACGTTCGACCATAATGGCGAAACCTACACGCTCGCGGCGACCTTCGCCGCGAGCATCGAGATCGCCGACAAAGTAGACGACCCTCTTATGATCGCCCGGGAAGCGGCGCTAGAAGCTGCCATGATGCAGGCACGCATGCCGTATCGGCCGAAATTCGACTTCACCACGCGAAACGTCCCACAGATCATTCACATCGGCCTCAAGGCCGCCGGATCTAAGGCCACGCTCGCCGAGGTGCAGGAGATCGTATTCGATAAGGGCCTCGTGCACTCGCGCTTGATCGCCGCCGACTATATCGCCCTGATCGTCGAGCCCAAGCCGCGCAAACCCGAGGTCGAGCCCGAGGACGAGATCAGCGATCAGGAAGCGGCGGGAAACGCGCAGGCCTCCAAGGCTGGCGCGGTCGCGTAGAGAAACTCTACGGGATCGCCCGGCTTTGGGGGGTTCAACCGTCGGAGTTCTGGCGCATGTCGCCGTGGGAGTTCTGGATCGAGTTCGACACGCGGGCGGATCAACACCGCCGATCGCAACGCACCGATATCGGCGGTAAGTCGGTGCCGGTGAGCGCCTTAGAGGAGGCCCGGGCAAAAGCTCGGGCTCTCCATAAGGCCAAGAAGGAAAAGAAGGCACAGGAGGCCGCCTAAGTGACACGTCTCGCCGCCCTTCACGCTCGCATCACCGGCGACAGTTCCGGGTTCGTTACGGCCGCGCAACAGGCCGAGAACGCGGCACAGGACGCCTCGGCGGCAATGGGGGCGGCGCAGTCGCGCGGCGGCACTGTCGGCTTGGCCGGCGCCGCTGCGAGCGCCCGGGGCGCCCTCGGCAAGCTGACCTCGTCGCCGGGGATGCGCATGCTCCCGGTGCAGTTGTCACAGGTTGCGCAGCAAGCGGCGGCCGGAACCGGGGTCATGCGGGCCCTGACAATCCAAGCGGCCGATATCGGTCTCGCCTTTGGCACGGTGGGCGCGATCGTCGGTACTTTGGCGACCGTCGCTATGCCTACGATCATCGCGGCCTTTTCGAACGCCGACGAGGGTGCTCAGGACTACACCGAGAGCCTTGAGATCCTGAGCGAGGCGCAAACCCGGCTGCAAGGCACGCTCGACATTCTCAGCTTGAGCGTTGACGAGTTGATCGAAAAGTACGGCAACGCGGCGGCGGCCGTACGCGAGTGGGCGATCGAGCTTGCAGAGATCCAATATCAGCAGGCCTTGAACGACCTAAACGAGTTCGCGGTCGCGATCGAGGACGTAGGGCAGAGCTTCATAAACGCTTCGCGCCAGACGGGCCAAGGTGCCCGGGGGTTCCGACAGTGGCGCAACGAGCTTGGCTTAACCGAGGATCAAGCCTACCGCGTCGTTGACGCCGTGCAAGCCCTGCAAGACGCCGAGGGGATCGACGCGCAGATCGCCGCATCCCAAGAACTCAGCCGGGTTATGGAGGAGGTCGGGATCGAGGCCGACGATCTCGACGACAGCCTCCTCGACATTCAAGCCGCGCTCTTGCAAGCCGGGATCGCCGGTGCAGAGTTGGAGCGGGTCATGGCCGCCGTGCGCGATCGTGCGGCCGAGGCGGCACAGAACGCGGCCAATATTTCCGCCGCCGCCGGCATGACGTTTGCATCTGGCGACCTGAGCGGCTTTAGCCCTAACGAGCTTCTACCGCCGATAGCGGGGCCGTCGGACGACGACGAGCGGCGGCGCGGCGGCGGCGGGGGCCGGGCGCGCCCCGAGGATCAGTTCGAGCGTGACCTCGAAACGCTGCGCGAACAGTTGGAGGCCGAGCTAGCAACCGAGAAAGAGGTGCACGATCAGCGCCTCGAAATGCTGCGCGAGGCCCTAGAGCGCGAACTCCTGACACAAGAGGAGTACCATAGCCTCATGGAGGCCGAGCGCGAGCGGTTCCACGGCAATTTGCAAGGCATGGACGCTTACCGCTACGGTACGAACGTGCAGAAGGCGCAACAGTTCATGGGTGACATGGCGCAAGCCTTTGCCACGGGCAACGAGGAGATGATGCGGATCTCCAAGGTGTTCGGCGCGGCCGAGGCGCTTATCAACGCATGGCGCACCTACTCTCAGGTCATGTCGGATCCCACGCTCCCGTGGTTCGCCAAGCTCCCGGCGGCGATCTCGCTTTTCGGCTCGGCCGTGCAAGCCGTGTCGGCGATCCAAGGGGCAGGCAAAGGCGGCAGCGGCCGCCGCACAGCATCGGGTGGGGCCGCCGGTGCGGCCGGTGCCGGGTCAATTCCGGCCGCCGAGAGTGGCGGCGCGATGCGGCCGGCGGTCTCCTTGACGTTGATCGGGGAACAAGGGTTTACTCGCGCGCAGATCGTACAGATCGCCGAGGCACTCAACGACAGTGGCGACGAGGGGCAAGAGCTTGTGCAGATCAGAGGGCGACGGTAATGGGTGTTGCGACCGAAAGCGGCTACACGTGGACGCAGGGAAAGCATGCTCGCCTTCTGCACGAGGGCAATCGCTTCCCGATCAAGACGATCACGGCCTCAGAGGATAGCGGATCGACGGCGGATCTCGTAGACAATGGTCTCACGCGCGACCGGTGGATCCCGTTCGCCAATGCGCTACAGTCGCCGGCCGATTTTGGCGCCACGGCCGATTGGACCGCAAGCGAGATAGCCGTCTCCTCGAACGGACAAACCCTCACGGAAACCACGGCGAACGCTACGCACAGCGTGCAACAGGATTTCACGTTTACGGCGGTGGAGCATGTCGTTGCGTTTCAGGTAGAGCGGCAGACCATGCCAGAGGTCCAAGTGTATGCCTTCGACGGCACTACCTTGGCGACCTGCTATTTCGACCTCAGAGACGGAACGCTCGGAACCGCGACAAACTGCACCGGGCAGATCGTAGACCTCGGCGACGGAAAATACCTACTGTCGATCTATTTCACGGCCGCCGCCGGTTCGGGCAACGTGGGCCTTGCGGCTTCTAACGGGTCGGAGACGGTCACTTTCGCCGGGTCTACCGATAGCACTGTGAAGGTGTTGCGGGCCTATACTCACGTGAGCGCCGCAACGCTGCGGCTTGACACGTTCACGCCGCAAGGCGGAACCTGTATCGCGATCGGGGCCCACACGCTCGGCTTAACAGGCGCCCGGGTCACGTTCGAGCACGACAGCAACGGCGACGACGTGTGGACCTCGATCGGCACGGTCACGCCGACCGATAACAGCCCGATCATGTTTTTCTTCGACGAGATTACCTCGGATCGGTGGCGCATCACGATCGACCGGGGGGTATTGCCCGAGATCGGTGTCGTGCGGATCGGCGATCCGCTCGTGTTCGAACGGCCGTTCTACTCGGGGTTCACCCCGGCACGCATGAACCGGGCGACCGATGTGATCGGCAACATGAGCCGCACCGGGGAGCTTATCGGCCGCTCGATCAAGCGCACGATCCTGATCGAGGACTACCAGTGGCAGAACCTCACCTACGCTTGGGTGCGGGCCAACCTCGACGGGCCGAACGGCGTGATCCAATCTCTAGAGATCAAGCCCGCGTTCATGGCGTGGCGCCCTGAGGTTGTCACCGGCGACGTGAGTTACATCATGCGCGGTACGGCCGGCGCGCCCTCACCGATGGGCATGCGAAACCTGTGGACCTTCTCCATAAGCGCGGAGGTCTACAGCTATGAGTGATGAAACCAAGCTCGGCCGGGAGCCGATCCAGATCGTCGAGGTTATCACGCCGAAATGTGTCAACGTGCACGGCTCGGCGCCCTGCACCGCTACGCAAACCGGGGATCGCAAGTGTTTCAACACGCGGGCGACGTGCAACGACGTGGACAACTATCAGGCTCGGCCGTTCTCGCACCTCGACGCGGATTTGTTGCTCGACAGAGGGGCCTCGATCGCCTCGGGCGATCTCACTCGAACCGGTGATATCGTGGCGGTTGTGACCGTGTTTTTCCCGGCAACACCGACCGGAACGATCTGGACGCAAGGCGGATCGACAGAGGCCGTGTACCTTGGGATCACCGCGAGCGAGCTTGTGTTCCGCGCGGGCGATAGTTCGGGCGCAGGAACGGGCGCACAGGTGCGAACCGCCGTTTCGGGTTTCGCAGGCCGCACGGTGACGTTGATCGCCTCGATCGACATAACCGGAGGGCGTATCGCGCTGCACGAGTTCGACCCGGTCGAGCTTGTCCTTAGCAAGATCGGCGAGGATACGCTCGCCGCGTCGAATTGGGCCGACACGGGCGACGGTGCGATCGGAGAGGACGCCTCGGCGGTCGTAACGGGCGAGGACGGCGGCACCTTCAACGGGATCCTGACAACGAGCGTGGCCTTTTTCGAGGGCCAGACCGACGCGGTACTCAACGAGGAGCCCGACGCCTATCGGCAACGGTATTTCTTCGACGACGGGCGCAAAGCGGGGCCTTCTGATAGCATCTACATTCTGCCCCTTCTGCGGAGTGTGCGGACGGTTGGAACTCGGCTTAACCTGACCGGATCAGACGGCCGCTATGAGCCCCTTGGGCGGCGTGCTTTCGCCGATCTCCAGTTCGCCGACGCGCTGCATTCCGATTTCCCGTTTGATCCCTACCGCACCGATCGCAGCTATGACCCGCTAACGAAATCGACGTTTTGGGCCAAGTGGCTACGTCGAAACAAGTTCGGCAAGACCCGCGCGATCGTGCGGCTCTATCACGGCTACAACGGGCAGGCCCTCGCCGATATGCGGCGACAGACCTATATCCTCGATGCGGTCGATTGGTCGCGCGAGGCGGCGAGCGTGCGGTGCCGCGACTTTCTCTCCGCGACCGAGTTTCGACGGGCACAGGTTCCGGCGGCGTCGCCGGGCAAACTGGCGGCCGATATCCTCGACACTGACACCTCGTTCGTTATGCCGGGAGATCAGACCGGTGTTTACCCCGCGAGCGGAACCTTGCGGATCGACGACGAGCTTATGACCTACACCGGCATAAGCTACGACAGCGGGGCCGACGAGACGACGATCACCGGTTTGACCCGAGGCACCGACGGCTCTGCGGCCGATGGACACGACGTTGACGAGGGCGTGCAGTTGTGCCGTCGCTACACCGCCGCCCGGATCGACGACGTGCTGCAAGAGTTTCTCGTGTCGGACGCGAAAATTCCCGCGCAGGTTATCGACCTAGCCCGGTTGACAAGCGAGTACGACGAGAGCCTCGACGCCTACACGCTAACGACGCTCTTGTCGGAACCTACTGGGGTCGATCAGTTGATCGGCGAGATCGCCGAGCAATGTTCCTTCTACGTGTGGTGGGACGAGCGCGAGCAAATCGTGCAGTTCCAAGCTATTAAGCCGCTTTCGAGTGTCAGTAAGACTTTCTTGCAGGGGGCCGATATCATCGGCGATAGTTTCCAGTTGGTAGAGCGACCCAAGGAACGGATAACGACGATCTCGCTCTACTATAACCCTCGTGACTTTGCCGGCGACCTCGACAAGCCGACCAATTTCAAGAACCAGTTGGTCGTTTCCAACTCGACGGCAAGCGGGCCAGACCAATACGGAAACCTGCCTCAGACGCGCGAGATCTTTTCGCGGTGGCTAACGACCGAGGCGCAGATGAACCAGACGGGAAGTCGGTATTCGCTTCGCTACGCCGAGGTGCCAGCCTATGTTAAGTTCCTCGCGGACGCCAAAGACCGCGCGACATGGGTCGGAGATTTCATTTCGATCTCGCACGATCTACTCGTCAACGCGCGCGGGGATCGCGAAGCTACGCGCCGGTGGCTCGTGATCGAGGCCGAGGAGGTCGAACCCGGGCATTCGCAAATGCTGCACGCCGTAGACGTGACACTCGACGGTTTGATCTTTACGATCACCGAGAACGGGATCGGGGTATACTCCGAGGAGTTGTTCGCGGCGGGTAATGCTTTCATAACCGACAATGCGGGGTTGAACCCCGACGGATCGACCGGCGCAACAATAGGATAAGGAGGCGACCACATGGCCGTGGCGTGGACGGATATCACAAACGCACAAGTTGCCGCCGGGGCACCGGTCTCGACGGCCCTTATGACCGGACTACGTGACAACCCCGAGGGTATCGCGCAGCGCGCTACGGGTGCGCCAAAGATTTTCGGCGTGCCTTACGACTATCAGGAGTTCACATCTAACGGCACTTGGGCAAAGCCGAGTGACGCGGAAAGCGGCGACGTGGTTATCGTGCATGTCGTGGCTGGCGGGGAAAGCGGCAATGCGGGCGGCGGCGGTGGCGGCGGCATTCAAAGATTTGACGATATAGATGAGCTAGGCGCGACCGAGGCGGTAGTCGTTGGCGCTGGCGGCACTGGCACCTTGGGGAACGGCGGCAACAGTGCATTCGGGACTTTTGGCTCAAGCACTTATATTTTCGCACAAGGCGGCGGTGGCCCGGGTAGTCGCCAAGGCGGCTATGCATCCTATTACAGATCGACGACGGCGAATAGCGTTATGGATGGCGGCGATGCTTATGTGACCGGGGCAAGCAATACCAATTCAATAACGGGCGGCGGCGGCGGCGGGGTTTCCACCCTCTCGGGCGGACTTTCCATGTTAGCCGGTCGTGGCGGTGTTCCCGGCTTGGTCGATGGCCAGTTTCCGGGCGGCGGCGGCGGGCCTAGTGCGGGAGATTTGGGGGGCGCTGGCGTCGTACGTGTTTGGTGCATCAAGGAGCAGATGTGATGAATAAGGGCATTCTGGTAGACACAGCGGGCTATTTCGTCGGTGCATATCGCTGGCCCGAGGATGAGCCCGCGCCTAATTTCAACGCGGTTGTTGCAGGCAACAACCCCTTGCCCGCGACGGCGCGGCTAATTCTTCTGACAAACCCCGAGGCGCTGGACGTAAAGAACACCAAAGGCCGGTGGCGCTTTGCCGAAAAGGTGTGGGAGTATCCGACAGAGGAACGGTGGGAGGTCACACAACGGCGCGACATTCCGGCGATCTGGAATTTGCGCGGCAAGCGGTTGATCTGGCCCGAGCGCCCGCCGCGCCTTCCCGAGGGAAGCAAGCTCATTGACGTTGCCCCGCCTCAGTGGCGCGCGGCCAAGCCCATTTGGGACGACGAGGCGGGCGAATGGAAACTGCCCCGGCGGGTTGCCTTGCTAGACGCGGATGGCCTCGTTACGAACTACGTTTCCGCCTACCGCGACGACGATCTACCAAGCGATGCGGTGAGCACTGTAGACTTGCCAGAGGACGGCCTAACCGGTGTCGCAGAAAACGGTGAGCAAGTGTCTTGCCGGTTTGGCGACCGAGTGACGCTCGACGCCAACGGCGCGCCGCAAGTCGAGATCCGTAACCCGCCGCGTTACAAGCGAGTGCCCGTGCGGCTCCTTGAGCAAGTGCTGACCGATCGAAACCTCGCCCAAGCCTTTGCGCAGTTCGTTCAAGCCAAGGGATACAC